AAAAGGGTTTGGACGTTCGGAGAATAATCTGGATATATCTGTAGGCTCTGCCTCAACAATCCCTTTATCCGTTTTCTGGTAGTATTTAATAGGCATTTTTGCCAATGTTTCAGATAGCATCTTAAGGCATGTGAAATATGTTACTTCGGATGTCGGTTTCCCTTTTCTTCTTAATCCCATCAGATCCAAAAAATCCGAAGAATTCAGTGACATAATTCCACCATTCGTGATGTTGCCATGCCACCAATCTGCTATTCTTTTCCCCAGTCTTTGGAACGGATTCATTACTCCTCGCCCCCTTTCATATATTTTTCATACATTGCCAGCCATTCATTAACTTCCTCGTTAATGTCCGGTCTGTATTCTTCTTTCATTGCCTCCGTCCATGCATCTATGATCGCATCAATCGGATCAATTCTCTCTGTCCGGAGTTCCTTGTCAATTTTTATTTCTCCATAGCTGTTCGATATTGTCTTAGCATTTGCTATCGACCAGGTAAGCAGCGGATCAGCCGGTACAACAATACTGCTGCCCTCTTTTCCTACTTCCTCTCCTTCTATTTCAACATTTCCAGCCATGATCTCCAACCGGAAGTCAACTGTTGCATCATTCAGCACCCTTGCTGTCTGTGTTACAGACAGCTCATTCATTCCAAGTTCTTCCAGATCGGACAGAAACGCGGATGCATTATGCGGATCATAACAGATCAGCTGTGGTTTCAAATCGTACTCATTTATCAGGTCTTTCAGGTAGCTTAAGATGTATTTATAATCAGTTTTTATTCCTCCAAGCGTTTCCGTTACCGTCACGAGTCCTTTTTCTATCCACAGATCATATGGGATTTTATCTGTTTTTATATGTTCGTCCACGCGCTGTGCCGGAATGAATGAATGTGTGTGTATAAAATATTTTTTCACGCCGTCCACCATGTGCGGAATTATCACTGCTAAGGAGGTAAGATCACCTCCAGCAGAAAGATCCAAGCCCACATAACACTTCATCCCCTTAAAATCTTTCAGGGATTTTAATACTGCACACGCTTTCCATACTGCAATATCCTTGATATACAACGCATTTGACCACTGTACCCACATATCTAACTGCTTTACCAGAAAGTCGCGCAGATCCTCACCGCCCATATCACGCGCAGTACGTGATACTGGAATGAGGTTTTCTAAAGCGTCACTATCAAATTCAAGAATCGGGTTCGCTTTTATCCAGTTTTTTGGTTCATATTCATCATCATCCTCATTCAGTTGCGCGATATAAACGAATTGACTGTCATTCTCGAACACTCCCTTTAACAGATTGCAGCAATATTCATACAACTTATAGCACGGGGATTTCAGATCAAACCCCGCTGTTGTTATGACGGAGATCAGTGCGGATTTTAATTTCTTGATACCGCCCTCAAGCAGTTTGTACATCTGATTCGTCTTGTGAGCGTGGTATTCGTCAACGATTCCCAAATACGCACGATGTCCGTCCAGTGACTTGGTATCTCCGGATAGTGCCCTAATTTCGGAATGTGTACACAGACAATCAATCGTATGATTGTGCTCATGAACTTTAAACCATTCGCTTAATTCATCATCCGAATTTATAAATTTTACAATTTCATCAAATACAATGTTTGCCTGGTCCTGTTTGGTTGCCGTGCAAAATATTTTTCCGTACTTGAATCCGTCAAAATTTCCGTAGTATGTTGCCAAAATGCCGTTGATAAATGACTTTCCATTCTGTCTGCCAAGCTGTACATAAGATGTCCGGAAACGTCTGTATCCTTTTTCTTTGGTTCTCCAACCGTTCAGTGATCCTAAAATAAAACACTGGAATGGATACAGCGTTACCTTTTCGTCTCCTTCACCTTCCGCTATGGTCAGCTCTTCTCCGAAGTTTATTATTTCTTCGGATTTTTCAACATCGAAGTAATACCTATACGGTGATATCTTTGCTTTTTCCAGATCGTCAAGGTGTCTCTGGCATGCCAGCCGGACATAATCCCCGGCTATAATCTTTCCTGCTACTACATCAAGCGCGTATTGCGTGCAGCGGTCGGTTATTTTTTCTGTCTGCAAATGCTACTCCGCATACTTTGCAAATTTGTTTTCCGGTTTCTGCTGTGGTGGCTTTGGCACCACCAGACGGCACCGGGAGGAAACGGTCATCCCAAAATCTGATGCGCCCTGTCTGCACTGTTTCATGCATCGGTCTTGTATAATCATCAGACTTTCACGCTCTGCGTTTACCACCTGTCTTGTCCCGACCTGTACAAGCCTCTTTTCCCCTGTTAGTGGATCTTTCTGCTCTTCGTATATTGGCACATCTACCATCAACGGAGTATTCCGGATCTGCTCTGTTACCTCTAAAAACTGCTCCTGTGCAATTATCAGTCTGGCCATCGCGTCACAATCAATATTCGCTATCAATTTAATAGCAAGAAGTTCCTTGGCCAGTTTCCGGAATTTCTTTTTTTGTCCGGCGGTCAGATATGTCGGAGGTTTTACATTATCGTTTGGTGCAACAACTTCCGCATCTTTTCGTGCTGCAATCTCTGCTTTTGTAAGATGTTTTTTACCCTTCATAACAACTAAATCTGTCGGTTGTCGCTGCCCTGCCATTGTTTCAAACCTCCTTTCTGTCAATATCTGCATTCGTTTTTTGTGTCATAATCTGACACCGCCCCGCCTGCCCTTTTTACGGATTTTCTCGTGGGGAGTTTTCTCCAAGGAAAAGTGGGGGCGCGACTAGAAAAGCGTCGCGTAAAACTTTTTCATATCCCCCTGCCTCACGAAAATGCAAATTAATCACCGATCTCAATTGCTTTTGCGTTGCAATCATGGTCGATCTGCTCTGTTTGTATAACGCAGTAATTGTGTTGTGTGTGTTATGGCTCAACGGTATCAAGTTCAGCGGGTTTAATCGTTGCTCCCAATCATCTTCCAGCTCTACTATGTGGTGGATTGGATCAGAATCTTTCAGTGTGATTAACTGCTTATCCACATATAGTGCATATATGTCTATATAGCCGTATATGCCCATAATCACAGGCCTTAAAGCTCTCCACTCTTTCGAGATATAGAACTCTGCAGCTCTCGGATCTCTGCGTGTGTTATTGTATGCAATGTGTCGAGACTGCTGCCTCTTCTCACATTCCTCACACATCTTCATCGCTTGCGGAATCAGCTTTCCGCATCTGCATTTTTTAAGCAACATAACTGCTGCCCTTCTTTCTTTTTGCGGCCACACACAGTAGCCGCATAGAATAACATGAAGCAAGCAAGAAAAAAGCGACTGCATCTCTGCAATCGCTTACCCAACTGTTCACGTTATCATATTAACACATTCAAATCCCCTTTAGGTCACCCACTTTTTACCCCCTATTTCCCCCACTTTTTACCCTGTTTTGCTCAAATTGTCCTCAATTTCAGCGCAATTTGCACCATTATCTAACGCTTTCGCGCCAAATAATTTTATGGTCAGCTTGGGAATCATGGCTCTGCACCATTTCTTTGGAGAATTCTTCCCGCATCCTGTATCTCTTGCCACCTCTGCATATGTCTTTCCCTGTATGTATACAGCCTCTAATACATCATACTTATATCCTTCCCCGGATGCTTCCGCATCTTCTTTCATGGATTTCATGGCTTTGTCTATATGCTTCAGCAAGATTACGGTTTCTGCTCGGCATTCCCTTATGGATCTTAAGTATGCTCTTTCTGCAGATATGTTATATCTGTCTGCTCCTATTTGATCCAGTTCTGATACAGCCTCTTTTACATATCTCTGCAGCTCTCTATAGTTTTCCAGGTATATAAGCGTAAGCTCTGTCGGAGTTTGCAGCTCTTCTTTCCGCTTTCCTTTTCTTTGCATTTCATTACCTCCGCTTCTTTTCTATGGTTCTTCGCTGCGCGGATCTCTTGCTTATAATCTGCATCTCTGCGCTATTATCGTATATCACCATCCAGTTATCTGGTCTAAGATTATTTAATGCTATCAGTTCTTTCTGCTCCCGTGTCGGTTTTTTGGGTTGTTTCATCTACTGCTGCCTCCTCTTCCTCTCTGTATTGCTTTGGCAATGGCATCCAAGCATTTACTACCAGTCCATATTCAATATATGGTTTATCCTCGTCCCCCGGATAAAATGCTCCATTTCCCTGCTCATCCGTTTCATATCTTGCAATATCTGGTAATGTAAAATTCTCGAACGATACCATTATATATTTTCCTGTTTCTGGTACTGATTCCTCAATTGGAATCCATCCATCTTTTTTTATTTCGCTCATGTATTCTCCTTTTGTGTTATCAAAGTACTGTGTGCAAAGTCCTATAGCACCTAATACTTTGCTAAAGTCCTGTGCATCAATCTCTATTTACTACCTCATATGCATCTGAATATTCAATTCCATCCACTGCTGCACAGATCAGTCCCTTTAACATCTTTACCTGGGAATCGGTCCAGTTTTCTTCTGCTATCCTTATCAGGTCATTTTTTAAATGGTTTTTTCCCTCCAAACTCTCATATTTTGTTAGGCATCTTGGATTATCCCATATGATTTTATATCCACAATTACAGCAATAGTTTTCTGACACGCCTCCTCTTAATGTAGAACCGTAATTTCCACAGGTGTATGTATCATACTTCTTTCCATATTTTCCTTTGTGAAATTTTGGTTTTACACCTATTCAGCTTTAAATGATTTTTCCGCTCTTGCTGTGCTTAATTTATCATCATTCATATGATTTTTTGTATGTTCATCTAATGTGATATACTTGATACTATTATAATTTTTCTTTCCCATGAGTTTCTCCTAAAATATCATCCAGGCAATCATTAAAGCCCACACAATACCATTTATTTATACTAAGATATAATTCTTTCTTTTCCGGTAACTCCCGAAGCGGACAAAATTCGGGTCTACATGCTATATAATCTGTTACATCCTCTCCCATTCCCGGAATTCCACAATACAATGTTTTTTCTCCGTATCTTGGTGGCTGCTTATCATCTACGAAATCGCACATATCGCATGATTCCGGCATGTCCATAATCAAAACTGCTTTAGCCATACAATCACCCTTTCTTTTTCTTCTTAGGCTTAAACTTAAAAACATCATTTTTCTGACGGCTTACCATGCTACGATAGCCGTTCATTTTACTAGCCCTGCTCTTACTCATACCTCACACTCCTTTCGGTTTCTCACACCGCTCAAACTCAATCACCCACACCCACGGATTCGCATCCCAGCCGTAGCAGTCAAGGTCGGATTTCTTGATGGTGGAGGTCCAAAGTTTTTCCCATTCCATCATCACTTCATCACATTGACTGCACTGTTCTTCTGTCCCATAACAGCACTGCGAACCGCTTTCTCCGTATGTATTAAGACAATCCCAACAATCAGGATAAGCTCCCTCTTTTATCACATCAACCGGCTTCATCTCCTGCAGCCGCTCTACTCTCACATTCATAACCTTAAGCCAGATACGCACTGCTTCCTTCGTCATGTGGATGGACGGGTGCCATTTTCCACGCCATCCTTCCGGTCGCAGATCTCCATCTGCCCGGTAATAATATACACAATGCCCGCGCATATGACCGGCTTCATTAACTGGAAGCGCACACCACGTTTCGCGAACGTAGAGAATATCTCCCGTCTTATACGGCGGATTGCATAGTTTGCTTATAATCTGCTTATCCTCCACCTCTGGATGTTTTTTGTGATACGGACTATTCAGAATTGCTTCAACATCATGTTTTACCAACCGTCTGGTACAACTTTTCCGTCCGTCCAGAATTGCCCGAACCATCTCGGTGTTAAATAAAATTGGTTTAATCGCCATCTGTTTCACCACCTTCCCATCATGTCCGGTGAATTCCACCATGATTTTTCAATTTCTAGTTCTTCGACTTTCGCTTTAAGTTGTTTATTTTCCGCTTTCAGATCTTTGTTTTCCGTCAAAATCTTTTGCAATTCGCAAGTATTTTTGTACTCACATTTTTCGTCAGCAGAATACTCCGTGCACATTTCACATAATTTTTTGCTTGTCATTCTACTCCACCGCCTTTTTAATATTCTCTGCATTTATTCTTTTTCCCGGACATTTTCAATTTTTGCTTCTATGTGTATCCCATATCCATCCGGATCTATCAGTTCAAAACTGATGCTGTTTTCATATGTTTTAAATTTTTCTGCCAAAATTTGTTTTAAATCCGTCTCGTCCAGCCGTATTGTTTTTGTTTCTGTCATAGTCTTAGGCCTCCAGTATGTCAAAAATGTTTTGCCGCACAGTCTTTCCGTTCTCTACAGGCATCGAAACCTCCCCATAATTTTCTCCCGGCATTTCAATTTTTTTCTTCAATAACTCCGGATTATCAACTATTTCCATTTCGCACCGCTTTACATATTCCTCTGTAAGCGGCATCGGTAAGCAGAACGGCTCACACTTACTTAACGTATCTGTTGACACAACCTCATAATGCCACCCAATAACGCGATCAATAACCTCCAGCGTTTCTGCATTGATCACATTAAATTCTCCAAAAACTGCTTTCACAAGATCTTCCGGGTTCCCATGACACATCAAAATGTCATTCTTGAATATCAGCTTGCCATTTTTGTCTTTAATCCCAGCGCACTGACAGATTGTAGATGGATCAACCTCTACAAATCCATCTGTTTCTCCGTGCGAATAAAATATTGTTGTAGCTTCAAAAATTAAATGCACTTCTTTTTCGTACATATCTAGTCCTTTTACATAATATCCAACGCACCATTCATTACTGTCTTTCATCTTCGCTCTGCATAAATTTGTTATATATTCTCTTTCCATTTTGTTACCTCCGTTAATTTCCTGCCATCACTTTCCAAAATCTAAGCAAACCTAAGCTGTCCTGTATGTTCCTGTGCAATCTTTATATTTCCAGTTCTCTTTGCTACACATAACTCCGGCAAGTTTGCCTTTACCAATGCTGCGGGAATCGGCGGGCATACTGCATTCCCGCACCGCTTTACCTGCTCACTTCTCGGATATGTCTTTCCAGTATAATCATGGTCAATTATGTAATCATCCGGAAATCCCTGGCATCCGTACAACTCTTTCGGTTCTAACATTCTCAGCCCGATATCTACGATCTGGTAATCCACACCCTCGATTGTCACAAGTCCGAATCTGTCTTTGGTCGTAACCGTATCAAGTGGTTGCTCTATATCCTGTCCTGTGGCATCTCCATAGTATTTAATCAAAAACGCTCTGACTTCTCCAAAGTGCCCGTCACCGGCTGTTATTGTCGGTAATGGTTGTCTGATATCCTTTCCGTCACAGTGGTTGTTCATCTGGATCAAGTTTGCCGTAACAACACTGTTATGGTCCCATGATGTAACAGTTGGCAGTGGATTTTCTATACTATCTCCTGCGCCCTTGTAGCCACCGTCATAATACTTGTGCAGGAATGAAGTAACCAGCCCGTACCGGTTCGATCCATCCACGGTCATGATTGGATCTTTAATCGTCTGTCCCCTGACTTCTCCCTGTGCTGTCTCGGAATGGTACTGGATCAGTGTTGGGCTGATAAGGCATTGTTGATTACCTGTGGTAATCGTATGTATCGGGTCTTTGCAGTTTCCACCCGGATGATTCGTTGTATTGGTTCCCATATACGGTGCAAGCTTTGGCTCGACAATTCCATACCCATGTTTTCCGGTAATGGTCGGCATTGGCTCCCGGATGTCGTTCGGTCTACGCTCACCTCCGTGGTTGCACTGGATAATAAACGGCTCCGGATTATCCAAGACGAATTTTTTCAGTCCTCTTGCGATCCGTTCCATCGTTTTCTTTGCCAGCGGACGAACCGCCCGGATACCGTATTTTTCTTTGATTTCTTCCGAAGTATCAAAGATGCTCGGACACGGTCGGCTGAAATCAATTTGTGTATATGCTCCAACGTATGGTTTTAACAGTCCGGCTTTTACCGCTTCGCTGTCTGCCGGTCCGTGTGTCGGCTCTGGCCAGACTATCGTCTTGCCGTCACACCTGGCAATCATGAAGAATCTCTTCCGCATAGTCGGCGCACCATAGTCGGCAGCAATCAGCTCACGGAACTCCACTTCATAACCAAGATCCTGAAGTTGTTGTACGAACCGCTCAAATGTCTTGCCTTGCTTTTCCTTAATCGGATGGTGCCGTCTGTTTAATGGTCCCCATGTTTTAAACTCTTCCACGTTCTCCAACATGATCACTCTCGGTCTGACAAGCCCCGCCCATCGTAAGGCAACCCATGCAAGACCACGGATATTCTTATCCTTTGGCTTTCCTCCTTTCGCCTTTGAAAAGTGCTTGCAGTCCGGGGAAAACCAGGCAAGTCCGACAGGATGCCCGTTGCATGCCTTGACCGGATCAACCGCCCACACGTTTTCGCAATAATGCTTGGTATTAGGATGATTCGCCTTGTGCATCTTTATAGCTTTCGGATCATGGTTGATGGCTATATCTACACTATAGCCTGTTGCCAACTCGATTCCGGTAGATGCACCGCCACCGCCGGCAAAATTATCTACTATTAATTCCCCGTTAATCATTGCATTGCCTCCAATCATTTGATCATTCTTTTTAAATTTCCTAATTTATCCTCAAATTTCATGCAATAGGAAGTTCCCTGACTTCTTTGTATGGTTTCCTTACACCATCCATATATTCCCCATCCTTCTGGTGGTTGCTTATCATTCCTAAGCATTTCCCATGCTGAACAGTTCTCACACCGTTTGTAATCCATCCAGCTAGGTGCTTCTCTTAATTCACCATGCGCATTTACTATGTGCATATCTGGTGGATTAAACAGATCCATTTGCCCTTCCATTTCTATTCCTCCCTATAAATCCTGCATGCTCTTAAATCGCTTGCATTAACATATCTCCCCTGCATTCGTTCTATTTCTCTTTCTGCTGCTTCTCTGCTCTTAAAAACCCTTACCTTGGAATTATGCTTACTGCTGTTAAGGACCTTATACCGTTCTCCGTTTACAACATATGAGCCTTTACAGATGTAATCTCCACTCCTGTCAGTTATTGCATATTCTTGTGGTTTTTCAAGCTCAATTGTTAATTCTACCGGATAACTGCCTCCTCCTATGACATTCCACGTTTTCACGTTTCTGTGCTTTATTTTTACCCAGAACTTCATATCTGGTAAACATTCATTAAAACTGTCCTCACAGTACCCATCTATAGATACTCCTGCATTACCACCATAATTTTTCAAAAGTTCTTCCAATGTCATAGCATTTCCTCCTTAAAACAAGCTCAACTGCTGCTCTTCATATTTGTATTTCAGCTTTACTGGCAAGCCTCCACAATGAAATATCTGTTCTACACGTTCCTTTTGCTTCAAATGTGCCATATAGTTAATATCTGCTTTTGGTGGTACTGATAAATAGCATTCCTCTGGAAATGGAATGTTATTTTCTTTGCATATTTTCCGGATCTGCTCCTGTGCATAAATAATATGGTTCCGCGTCAGGTTCATGTTACAACCATCAGACCAGAACGGATCATTACAACCATTCTGGTTTATATCTTTCCAATGTTCTATTTCTTCCCGAACATTTCTGCAATACTGCTGCACCTTTTCCTGTGGTGTCCTTTCTTTCATCGCAATTCTCCTCTCTGCCTTATGCAATACTTGCAATTCTTCTGTCACGATCCACATCATCACAGACGTAGTACCGCTCGGTTACGGCCGTATTTGCATGTCCTAATCTTCTGGAAACATACAATATATCATTTGTTCTTGCATATTCCCTGGATGCAAATGTCTTCCGGTATACATGCACCGTAGCCACGCATTTACATCCGGCACGCTCTGCAATCTCTTTTGCGATTTCTTCGATTGTTGCCTTACATAGCTGTTTTCCTGTCTCCTCATTCCGACTATTAAGGAATATATACCCTTCTGTCCTGCCATTTATATACTGCTCTAAAGCAACCCTGCAATCCGGTGTCATAAAACATACGCGCCATTTGCTTGTCTTTTCACCGTAAATGTTAATCTCCCCGCGTTCGAAATCCAGATTTTCAATTTTTAGGTTACAAATTTCTCCAACTCTCGGTCCAGCACTAAGCATCAGCTCCAGTAGTGCTTTTTCGCGTAAAGTTTTCAATGAATTCCTGCATTTCGACACCTCATAGTCAGACAACCTCTTTTTACGCTTCTGCGGGATTTTGATCTTATCTATATCCCAGTAAATGTCATGGTCAATGTGGTGTTTCCGGTACGCCCACTTTACGAAAGCCGACAGACATTTTTGTATGCTTCCGGCATAGGACTTGGAGATCTTATCTCTGTATTGCCGGATTGCTATGTAGTCCATCACATCCTGCCCGGTCATTGTTGCATAATGCAGTCCAGTGTCGCTGAAAAACTTCCTTAAAGTGTACAGATACATTTCAATCGTTTTCTCTTTCCTTCCAACAGCGATAAGGTCAACATGGTATCTTCCTAAGATCCACTCGTTGTCCCGAACGTCTGTAGCCGGTAATGTTTCGTCTGATGTAAGCTGGAACCCTTTAAGTCTATATGCGACCGCATTTTTTAGACGATCTACCCCAGACGTATCAAGATACCCGGCCATATCGTATATCAAGTCATTCAAAAATTCAGTTTTTGTCATATAACCCCTCCAACTCAGTCTTTACTACAAGCCATGTGGGTGCTATAATGACTACATCACCAAGTCATTAGCACTTGCGACCGGATGTTCCCGCATCCGGTTTTTTTCTTGTCTGCCCTTAATTAAATGGCATCTCTTCGTCTACCCCATCCGGAATGTTCATAAACCCATCCCCAGCTGATCCGGCTGGTGGTTCCTGCTGCTGTCCCCCTTCCGTCCTTTTGCTTTCTGCAAATTCCTGTTCTTCAACCACTACATCCGTTGTATATACTCTCTTCCCATCTTTATTGTTGTACGATCCTGTCTGGATGCGCCCTGTAATTAACACCTTTACCCCCTTTTTCAAAAATTTTTCTGCAAATTCCCCAGCTTTTCCAAAAGCCACGCAGTTAATAAAATCAGCTGACTGCTGCCCGTCTTTTCCCGTTCTCCTGTTCACTGCAAGCGTATACCTTGCTACACATGTACGTTCCTGTGAGTTATTCATTTCTGTATATTTCACGTCCGAATCTCTCACAAGCCGTCCCATCAGTATCACTTTATTCATTTTTTTCTCCTTCCTCTTCCTCTTTTCCCATAGGCAGAATTCCTACTATGCAGTATCCATCCTCCAGCCCTGTATACTCTCTCTGCACATACAGAATGTGGCACCGGATTTTTCTTTCCGTGTACAATCCCCCCTGATATTCCAGCATTTCAAGGATATCCCCTGCTTCGTAACCGCAATCTCTGCACAGCTCAAACGGTTTTTCTCCCGATAATACCGCGGTAAAATTCTGGTATGCGCTCCGGATCTGATGCACCCGTGACTGCTGCACATCTGACGGTAATTGCTCCATTTGCTGCGCATCTGCCATATCACGCAGTTTTTTCCTTGTATCACGGTCAATAGCCGCCTGTTCTTCCTCGTACTTCTGCCCTTCGGTCTTATATGCTTCCTTACGGTTCTTGTACTTGTCGCATGAGGTACATGTGCTCGTTTTTACGTTGCATGTCTCGTACTCTGTGCAGGAATAACAGATAGATGTAATTCCTTCCGGATGCGGTGTCTGATACTCACCCATATTCATATCCTTGTTTCTAATCTCCATCTGCCCCGGCAACTGCTGCTCCGGCTTTTCTTCTGTGTCAGATTGTGACACCGTTCCTGTTTCCAACTGCTGCTCCGGCTTTCCATTCTTCATTTCTTTTACATCTTTGTGCGTAAGCTCTCCGGATTCTTCTTTCTGTTCCAGTGCTGCCCTCTGTGTATCTTCCTGCATTCCGCTAAGCTCGTAAGCGGCAGAAAATGTAATTCTTTCATTTTCCAGTTCTTCTTTCCATTCCGGAATCAAGTTATTATTGATTGCCTCGATCTGCGCTATCTTCGTTTTGCTCATTCTCAATTTTGCAGCAATTACATCACGCAAACGGCCAGACTGCAGATCATACCCTTTCAGCTTCTTTCCTTCCGCTTTCATGCGCTCCAAACATTCTTTCAGCTTTTGTTCTTCCTGCAACATGTCTGATACTGTTTTGGTACGATATGCATTTGCAATAATCAGCTCGACCAATTCCTCATCACTGTCCTGTGGTGTTGTCAGTTTGCTGGTTGCAAGCTCAAATTCTTTATATCCCTTGGATACCAGGTACTTAAGTGCTTCCCACCGTCTTTCCCCTGCTACTATCCGGTATTCTCCTTTTTCGCACGGTGCATATACCAGTTCCAGATTCTGCTTTAATCCATACATAAGGATATCGCTTGCCAATTCCTCAATCTGTTCAACACTGTAAAAATTCATTTCGTTCCGGTACATTTTAAATATGCTTATATCCTTTGTTCTAAACCGTGCCCGCGGTGATTCATCTAATCCCGCTTTGCTCTGTTTATTCAGGGCATCTTTAACACTAAATCCTGTAGCCATTTTATCCCTCCATCTCACATACCAGCTCTGCAACTGCTGCACGATAGTCCTGTGTTACAATCCCTTTTTTTGCAAATACCGGAATCGGTACCAGTGCTGTAGTTGCCTTTTCTGCAATAATGGATCTACGGATTACTGTTCCAAACATATCAAATCCCGATTCCTTCCGCAGCCATTCTTCCACTTCCAGTGATGTTTTATTTTTCTGTCGCATCGTCATGAGCGCCTTAATCCGCAGATCCGGATTGATGTCTTTTAAATCCTCAATCTGCTCATCCAGAAACTGTAATGCTCCAATTTCAAACCCGCCCACCTTCACGGGCGCAATAATCAGATTTGATGCAAGGATGATGTTAATTACCACCATATCCAACAAACGTCCGCAATCGCAAATGCAATAATCGTATGCGTCTGCTACTTCCTGTAATGCACCACGCAACCGCAATACCTGGTTCTCGTCCGTTTTCATCAGCAGATTCATGTCTGTTTTCATCAGATATCCATTTGCCGGGACTATATCAATGTGATCATATTGTGTTGTCCGGATCAGATCATTTGTCCGGTATGTACCGCCAACTGTCTCATGCTTCTCCAGCAGCTCACTCATTCCTGTTCCATCCGGCTCATATACCCGAACGTCTTAGAATGTATCTCCCTGTGGATCACCGTCCAGCACCAACACTTTTTTCTTGTATTCCTCGCCCAAAATATAGGCCATGGAATCAGATGTTGTTGTCTTTCCGATTCCCCCTTTTGGGGACATTACTGCAATAATCTTCATTCCGTTTTCCTCCTGCCTGTTTATTTTCATGTTATTCAAAATTTTTATCAGATGTATATTGTGTAATACAGCTTCACCTGCATATCCTCAAACTTATAGTCTGGTGTCTCTTCCGGCTGCAAAGGTGGCATCAGATTTTTTTCTTCCCACTTCCTGTGCGTCACTTCCGGCACCGCCCGGAACCGGATCACCGGATCATCCTTGTGCTCCTCATAGATGGTATTTTTATGGTTTGCGATCCGCGGGGTAAATGCGGCTAAATAACCTATATACAGATCACTACTCCCTTTTACAATCCGCAACATGTCCGCACTTTCCAGCACATTGCACTGCTCTTCCAAGGTCATTCTTTCTTTCCTTTCAGAATCTTTCCATCTTTCAGGATGCTGTTGTTTGCAAAAGACATCATATTGCGCTTAAACTCCTGCTCTGCCTGCTCACAGGTCTGGTATTCGTGCAGATTCCGGTAAATACAATCATCTTCTCCAAACGCTGGCAGTTTGCAGTACTCTTCGATCACTTCGCACGCTTCTCTTGCGGAATAACAGGTTGCAACAAAATGTCCTGCTGCTGCCATGTCTGCCAAAAATTCCTTCTGTGTCTCCTGCTGTGTGTTCCGTCCATACTTCATCTCGATCCAGAGTCCGCAATACGCGCCTTTTGGGTATGGCAGACACAGATCCGCTACCCCAGCCTTTACCCCCATCTGCTTAAACTTTGCCGCCTCTGCTCTGTTCCTACTCCCGCCGTTTGGCACATGGTACAGCCATTTCAGTTCCGGGTACTGCTGCACATTCCAGCGCGCCCAAGACACAACGGACATCTGCTCGGTGTCTTCGCTTCTTTTCATGTATTTCATTTGTTCTCCTTCCTGTTACTGGTCTCTCTTTTCTAAATCCATCAGCATATGCGGATGGATAAATACCATTTTCTGTTTCATTCCAAATCCATTCCTGCATACAGAATTATCAGCAATCCCTTCTATGTTCCTTTTCGCCGCCTGATACCTTCGTGTGTTCCCTTCCCTTTTCAGCGGTCGGAAATACACCTTTGCCCTGTTTTTCACGACTGCAAACTTGTCTCTGTCCACAATCAGGATATCCTCATATCCTGCCTCTTTAACTACTGCCTCTGCTTTTTTAAAATATCTGGCCTTGGACTCTGACTTCCAGTCAAATTTCATTCGTCATGCCTCCTTTTCCTCATTCTCGCGTGTATGTAAAACATGCAGTTAAACTCGTTATAGTAAACTTCCGCATGTGTAAAATCCATATCCGGATACCATTTTGCCAGCACTTCCGGTATGGAATCCCTGTTTTTAACCATCCCGTCCACGAATGATCCGATCTTTCTGTAACTTCCCCCGGATGCCGGACGCTTAGAATGTACCACCCGGATGCGTGGGTCACGCAATCCCTGCGAACTGTTCCAGCGTTTTTCCGACCGGATACGGTTCTTTTCCTCCACAATGTAATTTGCAATCCCCGAAAGCCCATTCTCATCTTTCTGCAGATGTCTTACCTCATTCCTGCTTGACTGCTGCCAACAGGCTTCCACCGTTTCCATATCAAGTGCACCATCCATTACCACATGATGATGCCAGCGGATTTCAGCATCCGGATTATATGCTGTTACATAAATATACTTTGCATTTGGCAAACCTCTCTTTTTTCTCTGGTAGTTAATCCTGCGGATATAATTTTGCACATTCTTTATTGCTGCATCTATATCCCCGTCCGGTGGCAGATGTTCGTTGTCATAGGTCAGCGTGATCCAGATATCCCGGTTGTCAAAATTCTCGTTTATTAGACGCTCCACGTACTTCCGCGCATTTTTATCGTTTAGGTTTCTCTGTGCTTTGCTGTTATCCTTTACGATCCTGCGCCCTTCCTGCGGTACATCATCCATGCTTTTAAACTGTGGATAAACTTCAATTTCAAACTGCTCCCCGGCTGTGATCTCCTTTAATGCATACACAACTTTCTTTCTGTGCTTATGCATGTTTAACATATTTTCTACAAACCACTCATGCATCAGCTCTATACTGCTTGCGTATGCTGCTTCATAGTCATATGGGATATACTGCATCCCTTTTCGCCTTGCCATCTGACACCTTCCTCCTTATATACTTTCGTGGACTTGTTACTATCTATTACAAGCCCGCCCAAGGACTCCAAAGCCCTTGTTTTTTCGTGGTTTTTATTGCATTTTTCTATTGCATTTCTGTGTCAGATCTGTTATAGTTTGTGTAGACAAAACATTTTTTAATTTTTCTGTCTCTGGCAGAAACGCTTGCGGCCATCCCCATGGCCGCTCTTTTTTTATCCTCATGCAACTTTTTCCTTTTTCGAGACACTAACAGTAATCTTCACATTTTCACGCTTGGAAAGAATTCTTGCCAATGTCTCATAAAGTCGTTTGATATTTTTTTCTCCCATCTGCATTCTCCTCCCTAATTACGCAACAACCGCATCATTGTGTTTTCTGCGCTCCTCTTCTTTCCCGGCAGCAATGCCCTCTGCATATGCAGACATGAGCATGATCGCAAACGACTTTCCTTCCGGATTGTCAAAATTCACGAAATCCGTTGCCATTCTCTCAATTTTTTCTTTTTTCTCATTTCTCGTCATATTCTTTCACCTCCTCTTATCTTTGTTATTCTTGCCATCCTGCCGCTCTCTTCCTATAATTAAAAGTGCCAACAATCTCATACAGGAAGGAGGTGGAAAACTATGGCAAAAGATGAATTTAAACTTGAAAGTCAGCTTCAAATCCCTGATTCGAAAATTCTTCATGATTTCGCGCTTTTGAGAATGTCAAAAATGGAATCTCTTCCAGAAAGCAATCATGATTTGCTTGTCCTTTACAATTCGACCGTTGCTGACTTGGTTGATTTCTACAACCACTATGAATTTGGAAAGTAATTCAATGAAAACTTTCCTCTGACATTGCCTTTTCGGTAATTTCTTTTGAAAGGGCAATGTCTTCCAAAAATTCTTTAGGGCTTTCACATTCCTCTGCTAAGTCAATGATTTTTTTCACTCTTTGCAGTCTTTTTTCTCTTTTCTCTCTTAACTCAACAGTTCTCGGATGATCTCCGACACAGGAAAGTACATTCCAATGTTTGGAGTATTCTTTAAACATCTTTTCCAAGGACTCCCTTTTCATATCTCTCACCCCTTTCTGTGTGCTTTGTTTGTCCCTTGTGGCTACATAATAATCCCTTAAAACTACTTTGTCAATATATTTTTGTGCCTTTAAGGGACTTTTTGTATTGATTTTTTGTTTTTCTCGTGTTATGCTTTAGAAAAGCCACAGAAAGAAGGTGATAGCGTGACACAAGGCGAACGGATCAGAGAAGTGCGAAAAGCTCTTAATCTTACCCTTGAAAAGTTCGGTGGCAAGCTTGGAGTTGGTAAAACAGCTATATCCAAATTGGAAAAAGATGAGAACAATCTTACCGAACAAATGACAAAAGCAATATGCCGTGAATTCCATGTTGACTATATATGGTTGACTACTGGAGAAGGGGATATGTTCCTGGATGCAGATGATGATTTCAAGGAACAGATTGACCAGATCATGGCAAGTGAGACGGACGCACGAAAGAATCTTTTTAAATTCATGCTGACGCTTAGCGAAGATGACGTGGAGGCAATGCAGCGCCTGATGCGCAAGGCATTTGAGTTTTATAAAGACGATGATCCGGAAAAGGACAATACAAAAGGCTGACAGTTGCCTGTCAGCCCTCGTGAGTGTAAAGATAGAGTACGAAACGGTATATCCGTTTGAGCGTTTGATCGTTATGTATCTTCCCGATCAATTCAGAGATTGCTTTTTTATAATCCATAATAAACACCTCTTTTCTGTTTGCATTTTACCACTGATTTACATACATATGGTGGATATTGATTTTATTTCCAGAATCTTGGAAATTTTTTCCACTGCTGCCCTTTGTATCTTCTCCGTGGTAAAATTATTTGTAATCAGACTCGAATAGATCATTGATCCTGACATCAAGTGCTTTGGCCAGTTTTTCTAACTGTAATATTGTCGGACTGGTCAATCCGTTTTCAATATTATTGATTGTGGACTTCGGTATTCCGGACAGCTTTGCAAGTTGTTTTAATGTACAGCCTTTTTTATTTCTTGCATTCCATACCAATATTTCCATAGGTACCTCCTTATCATAAATATGAGATACCTATAAGGATGCGATATTTTGACCAAAATAATGAATGGAGTTGATTTTATTTATGAAATACGGTGTACGCAAACCAAGCGTTAAGAAAAGCATCAGCGCAAGAACTACCGGAAAGATAAAGCGTCAGGTGAAAAGTTCTGTTGATCCGCTATACGGTAAAAAGGGAATGGGTGTAATCAACGATCCAAAGAAAGCTGCATACAATGCCGTATATGACCGGACAACCGTTGGTGTCTCCGATCTTGTGGATGATAATGCACAACATAATGATGAACATATCAGTGTATTCAGTGCAATCGGTGCTTTTTTCCAGATTTTGTGGGGATTATTACAGCTTGTTTTCTGGGGTGCAATTGTCATCGGACTGATCTATTTTATCGTTAAAGTTATTTTATGGTAAAAAAGACGATCCCCACTGCAATGGGAACCGCCTTTTGAACCTTCATTCATACTTTTGCAAAAAGCATGGTAGAATGTCCTCACAATAATCATTCTATCATAAAACCGTGCTTTTTGCATTGGTTTTATTTTTTATACCATTTTTTAGATTGGAGTTGATAGAATGAAACGACAAACAGCTAAACTAAATGATAAACTGCTGCTCCGGGTAGCTATTTACATCCGCGTGTCTACGGACCAACAGGCACAGGACGGTGACTCTGTACGGGATCAGCTGGCCACCGGGCAGAAATACATAGAAAACCATGAAAACATGATTCTTGCAGATACCTATGTGGATGATGGTATTTCCGGACAGAAAGTAAAAAGGGATGATTTCCAGCGTCTGATGAATGATGTCCGTGCCGGTAGTATTGATCTTATTATATTTACCCGGCTGGATCGCTGGTTTCGAAATCTCCGGCATTATCTTAACACGCAAGACGTGCTTGATAAAAATGGAGTATCCTGGACTGCCACAGAGCAACCTTACTTCGACACTTCCACCCCACACGGCCGCGCATTTGTAAACAACTCGATGATCTGGGCAGAGCTGGAAGCGCAGAACGACTCTGATCGAATCCTAAGCGTGTTTGACGATAAGGTGGATAACAGTGAGGTCTTATCCGGATCAACTCCACTTGGTTACCGGATTGAAAACAAGCACCTTGTCCCGGATGATGATGCACCAACTGCTGCCGCCATCTTTGAATATTACCGATCCAACGGCAATCTAGCCATGACTCTTCGGTATATGGAAACCGAATTCGGGCTTATCCGGTCCTCTGCCAGTTTAAAAAATATGCTTACAAATACAAAATATATCGGGGAATTCCGGACAAATAAGAACTATTGCCCGGCAATCATTGACCGTGATCTTTTTGACGATGTACAACGGCTCCTTAAAATCAATATCAAGTCGGGGAAAAAACATGATTATATTTTTAGTGGGCTGGTTGTCTGTGATGAATGTGAGCACACCATGAGCGGATGCCAGCAGCGTAATTCCGCTCGTATACTTGCTGATGGTACTCGTGTGGTATATAAATACAACTCCTATCGGTGCAGACAAGGGATCACCTTGCACCGGTGCCCAAACCATAAGGTCATGCTCGAATCTACATTAGAAAAAATTCTGCTTGCACGTATCCGGCCAGAACTGGAAAATTATATTACAGAATACGAAGTAGCCAACCGTCCGGCAATGCGCACGGATTCCAAACGCAGGAACCTGGAACATAAAATGCAGAAATTAAAAGAGTTGTATTTGAATGATCTTATAACGATGGATGAATTTAAAGTTGACCGGGAAAAACTTATGCAGCAATTGGATAAGATAAAATCGGACGATTCCCAGCCCATGAAAGATCTGTCCTACCTGAAAAACTTTTTAAAAACGGACTTTGAAAATATCTATGTTTCCCTTTCCATTCCGGAAAAGCGGGAACTCTGGCGCTCTATCATTCGTGAGATCCGCGTGGATCATGAGAGAAATGTCCGTATTATTTTTTTGTGA